TTTGTAGGATTTGCTGCAGTTAATCTTACTGTTCTTAATGTATCACCAACAATTGCAACTCCAGGAGGAAGTGCTATCGGGTTTTGTTCGGTATATTCACCACTACCAACAAATATTGTATATTTTTTATTTGTATTTGTGTAAACCGCTTCACCTAATGATTCAACTGCTGCTTTAATTGTTCTAAATGGAGTAGATGGGTCTTTACCATCATAACTATCACTACCACTTGGAGAAACATATAATCTATTTGAACCAGACATTGCATTATCATACAAAGATGACGATGCTTCTACTCTATCCAATCTTAAATCAACCGATGTACTAAATGATGTCGGGTCACCCATTCCAAAAAGAGAACCAGTAAATGCAGATGCTGATACACTATTCACAAACATTCTTCCCCATCTCTTTGTATCACTACCTAAATTATAAGTGTCCGTTGGGTTTGGTATTAAATTCGATGTAAATTCACCCGTTGCAGTAATTGTATCAGAACCACTATTTCCTAAAATTAAGTTTCCAGATATGTGTAAATTACCACTAATAAACATATTTGAGGCTGAGATATCTCCAATTAAATTAATATTACCATTTACAGGTGCATTTAATGGTAATAATGTAATTACGTTACTCGAACCACTGCCAAATTGAATAGAACCATTACCTTTATGTAGATATAGTTCACCATCCATTAATGTTTCGTTCGTTGTACCTCTTCTAATTTGAAATATAGCTGCCATTTAATTCTTTTATGTTTCTTATAAATATAGTAATATCTTTTTTCTTTAATTATAGTCCAAAATCCAAATCTACGATTTCTGCAACTGCACATGCTACATATAATTCTGCTATCGAACGAGGTGGTATGTTATTTCCATCTACATCATTTAGTTGTGCAGTTGATATATCCACTACCATTCCCGTCAATCCACTACCATCTCCTACAAACGATGTTGCAGTTACACTTCCTGTTACTTCAACCGAACCTGTGAATGAATGTATATCGTCTGATGTATTACCAAATTTAGAACTACCACTTTCAAAAAGGACAGATGATGATATTACGGAAATATTAAATTGTCTTGCATTGATTTGACCTAATACCGTTAAATCAGATGTAATTCCTAATGAACCACTTATTACACTAATACCATGATTGACGGTAAGTGTGTCGTTTACTTGCAAGGAACCAAAAGAAGCAGTTCCTTCTAACCTAATAGAACCAGTTATTACCGAATTTGTTGTTACTACACTTTCAACCGATTCAATTGAACCCGATTTTTTAAAGTAAATCTTACCATCGTAAGTATTTACCGCTAATTCTCCTAAATTAAGTGAACCCGTACCAGGTACCTTTCCCGATAACGCAGAGCGTTTCAGTTGAACAATTGATGCCATATGGCGTATTTTAAGTTATTTAACAACAAATGTAGTATATACTACGAACATAAATATATTATAAAATAAAAAACCCCTACTAAGAGGGGTTTCTATTATAATTTTATTTACTATTAAATTTCTCCTGCATCTGGACCGAATGATGCTGATATTTCTAAGTTGAATAATCTAGTTGCTACCGAACCACTAAATGCTAACACATCACCAATTCCGTAAAGAGAACCACTAAATCCGTTTGCAGTTGTGATAGTTGCGATTGTTACATCATTATATCTAAAATCAATTGCATTTTCAGTAGTTGCTACTTTGTAAAGAGAACCACTACCTTGAATATATCCAATTGTTCCTGCATATGGGTCAGAGTTGAAATCAAAGTCATCAGGTCTCATTGATGCGGTTACGCCAGTCAATTGAGCACCATTACCAATAAATGTAGATGCGGATACTATTGATGCACTAACTGCTCCGGTAAGACTAATTGAACCCGTTACCGTTGCACCGGCAACTACGATTTCTACTACCTCATCGGTTGAACCTGACTTATGTAAAAACGCTTTACCATCATAGGTATTTAAAGCTATTTCACCTACCTGTAACGATGTGGTTGTAGGTACCGAACCTGCGACACCTGAACGTTTCAGTAAAATTGATGAAGTTGGATTATTTGTTGCCATATATTTTTATTTATTCTTTCTTTTTGTTATTAATACGTTCCTCCGTCTATTAATGAAATTCTTGTTTCAATTGATGAACTAAATGTAGTAAATCCGGTAGTTGCAGTTATGTCTATTTGTGATGAACCACTTACAACGGTTTCAGTGTCTAATTTAGTTTTAATAGTAGTATCAATCGAAGAAGTAAATAAATTTAAACTTCCAGTTGACGTTTCTAATAAACCTAATCTAGTATCTTGTACTCCTTGTGAAGTTGCGAATGAAGAACTCAATGATAATTGAGATGCTGCACTTGCACTAAACGATGTTGCTACCGATGAACTAAAGTCTCCAGTTACACTTGCAACACTTGCAGATAATGCAGTGATACTTGCGTTACTTGCAGAGAATGAAGTTGCTACTGATGAACTAAAGTCTCCGGTTACACTTGCAACACTTGCAGATAATGAAGTTATACTTGCATTACTTGCACTAAAGTCAGTTGATATCGAGCCACTAAATGTGTCAAATCCAGTTGTTGATGAAATTGTAATTTGTGATGAACCACTTACTACTGAATCACCATCTTGTCTTAATAATTTACTTTCAGCTCCTAATGCTCCTGCCTTCCAATAGTCGTTTGTAGAGTCCCAAAGTAAAGAACCACTTACCGTATTAGGTGCAGTTGGGTCTTTAACTAATAAACCACCATTTGCAACACCTGTACCATTTAATTCAATGATGTTATCACCTAATTGAATAGTTGTAGATTCTACCGATGTTGTTGTACCTTTTACGGTCAAATCACCTAATACTACAACATTAGAACCAGTTAATTCAAATGCAGATTTTAATGAAGATGAATAAGAGTTTAATTCTGCAACGGAAGTATTTAAACTTGCAGTTGTTGAATTTAAATTAGAAACTGATGTATTTAAACTTGCAGTTGTAGAATTTAAATTACTTACTGATGTATTTAAACTTGCTGAGGTAGATTCTAAATTTGATAATCTAGTTAAAGATGAACCACTAAATGTATTTAAATTACTTATTGAAACATCTTGTGAGTCATTTGTAGTTTTAGCAGCTGATGCTGAACTAATCAATGAACCACTTACGACTCCTATTTCAGTTAATTGTGTTAATACACTTGCAGAGAAAGTATTTAAGTTTACAGAAGATGTTTCTAATGCAATTACTCTACTACCCAATGAACCACCACCACCTAAAGAAGTTTCAATTACATCTAATCTAGCATCACTTGCACTGAAGTCAGTTGCAACTGATTGAGAGAATGATTGTGTAAATGAATTTATGTTTGTTATTGAAACATCTTGTGAGTCATTTGTTATCTTAGCAGCTGATGCTGAAGCAATTAAACTTCCACTTACAACTCCAATTTCTGTTAATCTTGTTTCAACCGAACCTGTATAAGTTCCTAAAGTCGAATTTTGAGTTAACTGAGAACCACTAAATGTGTTTAAATTACTTATTGAAACATCTTGTGAGTCATTTGTTATCTTAGCAGCTGATGCTGAACTAATCAATGAACCACTTACTACACCTATTTCAGTAAATCTTTCGTTTGCAGATGCAGTATGTGCATTTAATGCGGTTGTAGAAGTATTAGAAGATGTATAAGAATTTAAAGCCGCAATTGAATCGTTTACACTCGCTGATGTGGATTCTAAGTTTGTAAATCTAATTAAAGATGAACCACTAAATGTATTTAAATTAGAAACCGATGTATTTACACTTGCAGAAGTTGCTTCTAAGTTTGTAAATCTAATTAAAGATGAACCACTAAATGTGTTTAATGCATCTATACTAATTTGTTGTGATGCAGATGAACTATTTAATGCAGATACTGATGTATTTAAACTTGCAGTTGTTGAATTTAAATTTGAAACCGATATATCAACACTTGAAGATTTACTTTCTAAATTTGTTAATCTACCATCTTGTGTGTCATTTGTTGTTTTTGCTGCCGATGCTGAAGTAATTAAACTTCCACTAACAACTCCAATTTCAGTAAATCTTGTATCAGCCGAAGAACTGAATGATTCTATATTAGATAATCTACCTAATGTAGAAGAACTAAATGAGTTTAAGTTTGATATAGAAACTCCAGCTCCACTTCCTACTGATGCACTTAAAGCTGCAATTGAAGATGAAATAGAACCACTAAAATCACCATATCCAGTTGTTGATGAAATGGTAATTTGTGATGAACCACTAACTACACTATCTCCACCTGCTAATAATACTTTTGATTCAGCATCTTTAGCTCCTGCTTTCCAGTAGTCATTTGTAGAATCCCAAATTATTGAACCTGTTGTAGTGTTTGGATTGGTTACATCTTTTACATATAATCCACCATTTGCAGCTGCACTTCCGTTTAATTCAATAATATTATCACCCAATTGAACAGTTGTAGAATCTACAATAGTTTGAGTACCTCTAACTGTGAAGTTACCAGGAATAGTTACATCACCACTAAATGTTACATTAGCACCACTTGCAGTAAATGCTTGTTTTAATGAAGATGAATATGAATTTAATTCCGTAAGTGAAGTTATTGTACTTGCACTAAATGAATTTAAGTTTGTTATAGAAACATCTTGTGAGTCATTTGTTGTCTTAGCAGTTGATGCTGAACTAATCAAAGAACCAGTAATAGTTGCTAAATCACTATTTTGTGTTAATTGAGAACCACTAAATGATTCTAATGAAGAAATTCTTTGACTTTGAGTTGTAAATGTTTGAGCAACTGAAGAACTAAAATCTCCTGTTACTGATGCAACTGATGCAGACAATGCAGTTAAACTTGCAGAACTTGCAGAGAATGAGGTTGCAACTGAAGAACTAAAATCTCCCGTTACCGAAGCAACCGATGCAGATAAAGCAACTATACTTGCATTACTTGCAGAGAATGAAGTTGCTACCGAAGAACTAAAATCACCAGTTACCGATGCAACTGAAGCAGATAATGAAGTTATACTCGCATTACTTGCAGAGAATGATGTTACTACCGATGCACTAAAATTAGTAATGTTACCTGTTAAATCTGGAATATCATTTCCGTCAGAACCAAGTAAATATAAAGTTGAACTACCACTTGCGTAGTAAGGTACACCTTTTACTAATCCGTTATAGGTTCCTGCAGGAAATACATTTGGTGCGTTATTACCAACTAAAAATCTATTTACTGCTTGTATCGAACCACTTTCTACGGCTGCAAACACCATACCCGAACCATTCGATGCGGTAATGTTTGACGAACCTGATACGATTATTAATTCACCTTTTTGAAACGATGAGGTTGCTGCCGAAAGGGCTTCTAAACTACCACGTCTGTGTCTAATGATTTGTGCCATATTGTATTGTTATTCTCTTAATTAAGGTTATTCGGTAATAAATATATGTTTTACATTCAATTACTAATTTTATTCTATATATTTTTTTTTATTATATTAAAACTCTCCCATGTCAATCATATTTGAGTTTGGTTGATTATTTGTTGATGGGTCTGTTGGTGGTGCAATCGATTCGGTTGTTTGTGTATTTCCATCTAAATAAATTTGAGCTGGAACAGTTGAGTCATTATCACCAAATCCACCATCTGGTAAACCAGTTGCATCTACTACTGCTAAAGCACCACTTACAATCAATGAGTATCCATCGGAATTTATTGGTGCAATTGTAATGCCTTTCAATGTTGCACCTGTCAATTGTGCAGATGAACTTATTACACCAACTGCATTTATCTTATTCAATATTGTATTATCAATTGAACTACTAAATCCTGCAAATCTTGCATCACTACTACTAATTGATGTATTGATTGAAGAACTGATTGAAAGGATATTTGCTTCCGATGCACTGAATGAAGTTGCAACTGAAGAACTTAGATTATTTATAGTTGTCGAAATTGCTCCACTTAATGCAGTTTGTCCTGCTTCACTTGCACTTATAGTTGTTGATATACTTGCACTTAATGCCAACTGTCCAGCTTCTGATGCACTTAATGATGTGAATATAGAAGAACTTAGATTGTCAATAGTTGTATCAAATGATGAACTTAAGTTTGTTATTGTTGTTGCAATTGATGCACTTAATGCAGTTTGTCCAGCTTCTGATGCACTCAATGAAGTAACTATTGAAGAACTTAAATCGTTTATAGTTGTATTCATTGAAGAACTGATTGAGTAAATCGTTGCATAAGAACTACTAAATTGAGATGCAACTGATGAACTAAAGTCACCACTAGTTGCCTGAGCAGATGAACTTAATAATCCAATCAAATATAAACTTTGACTATCCGTTACTGCCAATGAAGAACTTAATGTATTCAATGATGCAGTCGTAACATATGTTTGAGATAATAATGCAACTGATTGTGAGATAGAAGCACTTACAATATTTCTTTCCAAATCACTACTCATTGTCAAATCTAATTGAACAACAAATCCATCGTAGTTAGATGCTTGTACCAAATCTACCTGTGCAGATGATGATATTAAACCTGCACCATCTATAATTTCGTATACAGATGAACTAAAATCTTGTCCGATATCGGCTGCATCTTGTAACGAAGAACCACTCTCTATTTGTTTTAATCTTATTAAACTTGCCATATCCTATAAATATCTTAATATAATCTTTCTATTGAAATCATTTTATTGTTTATTCACCTACCCATCTTGCTTGAAACCAAGACCTTCCTTCGTATTGTGGTCTTGAATTAGCCGCTCCACCAACATTTACAACGTTTATGAAATCAGTTGAACCATTTAGATACACAATTTTTGTTACCTGTTGGGCCACTGCACCAAAAGCACCAGTAGTAACAACAATTCCATTATTTTTCTTAATTGCCATAGCCGATTCAACATTGTTTAATCTATATACATCATAGGCTGCAGTAATTTCCCAATATCCAGCCTTCTGCGGAGTAAATGTATAAGTTGAAGTATTAAACCAACTACTTGATACATTAACCGTATTATTCACAACACTATATCTACAAGGGTCTTCAGTAAATGAACCCGGTAAGGTATAAGTATCATTTGCGTATGCTTCAATTAAATAAAGAGTTGGCACAAGATTTGTTGATACACCATTTCCTAAAGTAGTCAAATCAAAATATCCACCTCTATTATTACCACCATTTTCAAATATCCTTACTCTATTTTGGTAAACATCAAATACAACTGCACTACCTGTTAAAGTTGAATTTGTTGGTGCGTATGCTAATTGTAATTCACCACCCTCATTACCACCACCTGAACCAATTGTTACTGAGCCACTAAATGTATTATTTCCAGTAAATGTGTTTGAACCAGTAGTTACCAATCCATTAAATCTACTATCAAATGATGAACTTGCACTATAATAACTTTGTGTGAATGAATTGAAAGATGCCGTTGTTACTAAATTACCAACTCTTAATATATTAGCTCCATTAGGTGCACTTAAAGTACCATCTAATCCAAAAACCCAAGGACCTGCACTACTTTCCGCAGTTGATGTTTCGATTTGAAATTCTCTACCCGCCACAGGTTTAATACCAACCATACCAGTTCCTCTGTCTGAATTAAAGGTAATGTTTGGTATTTTAGTTCTACCATTCGATTCGAAACTCCAAGAGTATCCGTTATTTGTAATAGTCAATCCGCCACTTATAGATGTCGAACCACTAATTGTTTGATTTCCTATAAAAGTATTTGAAGCAGTTGTTGCCAATGTACTAAAATCAATTGTTCCAACACTACCACTAATAACATTAAATGATTGTGATATTGAATTGAAAGATTGTGTTAAACTATTGAATGAATTTATAGTAGTGTATGAACCTGTTACAAATCCTAAATCTGATATTTGTGTTGATGAACTTACAATTCCAACTGGCTTTGATGCAATATTATCCCACGTCGTTTGAGTAATACTTCCACTTATTACATATCTTTGGTCAAATGAACTTGTCAATTGTGATGAACCACTTATTGCTCCACTTAATGATGTCAAAAATGAACCCGTTTCACTTTCAGTAATCCAACTACCACTTACACTTTCAATTGCGTTTAATCTATCCACTAATGATGATGTAGATTGTGATGCGGTGAATGTATTTAAATTTGAAATAGATGTTACCAAACTTGCAGTTGAAATACTTGCAGTAAAAGTATTCAAATTACTAATAGAAGTTACAATTGATGCCGTAGTTACACTTGCAGTAAAAATATTTAAATTTGAAATAGATGTTACTAAACTTCCAGTTGAAATACTTGCAGTATAAGAATTGAAAGATGATGTAGATAATTTTGTATCTAATGTATTACTTAATGCAGAAGTTACTAAATCGGTTGCAAATGTAGTATCTAATGAAGATGTTAAATTGTTTATAGAAATTTTATATGTTGTGCTACCTGATATACCAACTACAAAAGTCGTATCTAATGATGCCGGACTTAATGCAGGTAGCTCTGATATTTTTTTAGTTTGTCTTAGTGCCATTTTTTATAATATTATTTCTTCGTCATTTTCAGTTGATAAAACTATGTCTAATTCTGTTCCTATTGGTATATCTTTTAACTTACCTATAACATAAATATCATTTAATGTTACATTATCAAAATCAATGTATTCATCATTTAATGTAATGACCACATTGTTACCAACTTCTTTTACACTATAATCTCCCGGAATATGTAAACCAAATACCAATATTTCAAAATTATTAGGTGATGCTCCTTCCGTTCCATAATCTAATGTAACATTGTATATTGTTAATGTATTTGCATTATTGTCAAATTCATCAATTACTCTTTGATTATATCTTGCACTATTTTCTAATATCTCTTGATAAAAATCCGATATTTTTGTTTTGTTATTTACTAATTTAATTGGATTTGGATTAGAACGAGTTTTAGATTGAAATTTAGTATTGGTTGGAATTTCAATATTTTGTAAACTTCCGGTCAAATCATTATTAGTAAGATTATTAATATTAACCTTTGGAACAACTCTATTAAGTTTTCTACTATTTGAATTAAATTGTTTAAGCATATTGTTCTATATCTCCTTTTACTTCAATATAATCATCATCATCCAAATTAAATTCAAAATTAGATTTTATAAATTTAATCAATAAACCACTTCCACCTTCTTCAACTATATAATCTCTTGCACTTATTGCCTGTGTGTTAATATAAACTTGTAATCTATCTTGTGTAGTTCTATATTCAATTTCTCTTAATATATCTACAAATCTCCAACCAGTAGCTTCAAAAATCCAATAAGTGGAATTTGTTAAATCTTTTGGAGTTAGATTTGTTTTACCAGGATTTCTACTGATTTTTTGTGTGATATCTAATAAACTTCTTTTCATTATACAATATCAATAAATTTACCTGTAATAGTAATTTCATCGGTACTGGTTACACTAAATCCTAAATTTGCAGATAGGAAAGTAATAACTAGTGAATTACTAGAAACTACTGCTGTAAAATGCGTTGTTTGATAATATCTAACACCATTTATATATAACTTAATATCGTATGAGTTTCCATCATAAGTTAATCCGGCAGTAACTACTGATGCTAATTGGGCAGGTGCTTGTATTAATTTTATTCCTGTAAAGGTGATAGTATTATTTGAAACTGGGTTTTGTACTTTACTATTATTTAAAGACAAAAAGTCAATTAAGTCTTTGTTATCGTAATATGCCGATGGTGTTGTAAGTAATCCTTCTAATCTACCATTTCCAGTTACATCCACTTCGGTAGACATTACGACTCTTTTTACAGATAAGGATTTTTTAATAGGAGATTCACCATCAAATTTTTCTGGAAGTAAATAAGCTTTTGTAATTAAATTAAATTCAACTCTATTAATTCTTTCGGTTCCGTCACCAACTTCGTTTATAACATTATAATCAGTAACTTGTGTTCTAAATTTAAATTTATCTTTATCACCCCAATATTGTCCTGTGAAATTTAATGCTTCAATTACTTGATTTAATTGTTCGGTATATGTAGTCCAAGCCATACATTCATAAGTAATTTCTACAAACTCTGGCATTAAAATATTATATAATTCTCTCTTTGGTTTTACTGCACCACCTAAAACACTAAAATGGTCATAACGATTATCTTTTGAATATTTTGAAATTGTTTGATAATAAACACCTCTTCTTAAAAAAGGCATTGTTTCATCTTTAGAAACTGTATTTCGTCTAATCATCATTAAAGGTAATTGTAATTTACCTTTTTGGTCTCTATAAACTCCCTGTCTACGTGAACCATTCCATCTTTCTGAATTACCATATATAACAGGAATTTTTAATGCTTTACCATTATCATCCAATGTTGGTAAAACCGTATCCTCTAAATAAGACATCATAGCATAATCGATATCAAAAAGGGTGATACTTTGTTTTATATCTCCTGTTTCGGATTTAATTTGCTTTGCTCTATTTAGATTTTCTCTAAGTGGGTTTGTAGACATATTATTTTATTCTTTCTTCTATATTCAAAGATGATTTTCTTACCATAAACGTTTCACAAACAACACTAAAATTATTAGATGGCAATCCACCTACGAATTGTACTTCGGTTGTATTACCAATTTCATAATAAGATTGGTCAAAGAAAATAACATCACCAATTTCTGGGTATGTATTTTTTTCTTCTAACATCCATCTGTCAAATCTAAATTCTACGTTTTGTGATGTATCTGCACCAAACCCTTCATATCCTGCAATTTGTGTAGACTTATTGATTAATACATTTAATTCAACACCAGGATACCATGTCTTATTTGTAGATTCACCATATAGGTTTATTTTAGTTTCATTTAAATTTACTTTAAACAAAACTGCAATGTTTTCTACTACATCGTCTACCACTTCTCTGGCAAAACTCTTAAATAATTCGATATCTCTACCGACTGCAAATTTTGGCATATTATCCTACATATAATTTTAAAGGAACTTTTCTTAACATTTCTTGATGGTGAGTTGATTCGTGTGCTTTATTTTCCATCACATTTTTTCTACTCATTTCATTTAAATTTTCTCTAAGTTGTTCAACCAACATATCTTTCTCAACTTGAGCTTCTGCTCTTAAAGCTGCACCATCTAATTGCAATTCACCATCTGGAACAGGAACTGAACTATACTTTTCTCTAATTGCTCCTAATAATTCTTTTGCAAGTGCAAGAGTATATTTTCTAATCCATTGTTTACCAACGTCATTTATATTTCTATACTGAATAAAATCATATGGAATATCGGAATAGTCAGAAAGTGAATCTGTTTGAATAGTTTGTGAATCATGTTCAAATTCGTCTCTACTCATATATTCAAAATAAACTTTAGTTTTTCCGGTAACTGTTGGAACTGGAAATATTTCTAATTTATTATCTACTATATTAAATGAAAACGTTGATTTTCTAATATGGTCATTGAATTCAATTTGTTGCATTCTTAAAACATCTTCATATAAAGGCATCATTAAGAATTGTGCTGCAGGTGAGTAGTTACCAAATCCCAATTCACTAATTAAGTTTAGTGTACCTTGTGCACCTACTGAATACGGGTCAAAGAATCTTGTAATTGCAGGAATTGCTTCATGATATACTCTAGTTACATCTATTGTTGATGATGAACCTGATAATGATGATGAAATACTATTTCCAGTTGTTGCATCGTATGCATTATTTATTAAATCGTATATTTGAACCGATGCTGTTAAATTTACATATGCTTTTTTAATTGCAGTATTACCACCCACTCCTGCCAAAGTTCCATATTGTTGAGACATACGAACTGCAGTTGGTAAAAATGAACCATCTACAAGTGTTTGTGAATAGTTTTCAACTTTACCTTTAGGTTGTCCTCTAAGAATATCTAAATTGTTTCTAAGATTGAATTGATTGACTTGTGCTGAATATTCCGAAACAGATTCTTCAAAACATGCCCAAATTTGTTGATTATCTAATTCAATATTAACAATAGGGTAACCCAACCTTCTAGCTACCCAAGTTGCTGTTTTTGGGGCATCTAATCTAAAATCAGTATCACTATCATACAATCCAAATGGAGTTGCAGTTGACAATACTACTGATGATGAAAATTCTGATACAGATGAACCCGTCCAATATGTGTTTACAGACATTACTTAAAATTTATAGTTTTACTACTATAAATATGAATTATATAAATAAAAAAGGGGAAAGTATTTCTACTCTCCCCTTTTCTTTATTGTAAGTTTATTACTTATCTAATCTATTCAAAGATTAAAGAGTTTCTAAACCTTCGATTACTACTTTACCGTAGAATTCAGGTCTTACGATTTTCTTAGCGTAACGAGTCATAACTCCTCTTCTTGGAGTGAAGTTAGTTGGGTCGTACACTAAAGGAGTCATAATCAATGGAACATAAGGTGCGTAAACTGCTCCTGTTTCGAAGAAGTTAGAACCTTTGAAGCCCATTAAGATAACATTCTCAGTCATATAAGGGTTTTTGTAAACATCATATCTGTTAGAGATAGAACCAATGTTAGTTACACCTGCAGAGAAAGTCAATGCGTCTTTTGCTGGGTTAGCAGAAAATCCGTTCATTGATTCTAAGATAGTAGCTACATTTGGAGATACAACGATAAAGTTTGCACCACCTCTCATAGTCAATTGATGAATCTTGTTAGAAACTTTTTGTAATTTAATACCTAAAGTTTGGAACCAAGTAGATTTTTGATAAGCTAATGCAGCAACTGAAGAATCAACTGCAAATCCATTAGTACCATTCCACTCATATCCTACTCTTGCTGACCAGTATTCAGTTGTGAAAGCGTTTTGTTGTAACATTTCTAAGATTTCTAAGTCGATTTCTAAAGAGATGTACTCAGACAACATTTGAGTTAACTCAGCTTCAGCGTCTACACTATGGTAAGCGTTTAAGTCTTGAGCTAATTCAGGAGTCCAAATTGCTTTTAATTTTCTTGTCTTAGCAACGATAGGCTCAGATTTCAATTCTAATTCGATTTCTGGGATTGCTAAATCAGTACCTCTATCTTCGAAGTCACCTCTTGAGATATCAGTTGGTTGTTTGTGATATGTTAAAGATACACCTAAGTCAGCTAAGTTTGTTAAACCAGTTGCTTTCACAACGAATTCAACATTAGAACCATTCTTAGTTGTGTATTGAGGATAAAAAACTACAGCTGAACCAGTCAATAAAGTTGGTTCGAAAGCTCTTACACCATTCCAATCAGCATCAGCTGGTAATGGAACTATAACTTTCTTCAAAGTGTTACCTGCATAAGATGCAGAAACTGAACCTGAAGTTAAATCATAATCGATATCTGCTAAAGATGCAGAACCAAAAGTTGAAGTAATTGCTGCAGTTGCGTTGTTGATTGTATAACCAAAACGTCCTGCACCATATAAACCACCTTCAGCAGCTTGAGTAGAACCCAATTTGTTACCTGCTGGAGATAAAGAATCTTTACCGAAAGTACCACCATTACCGAACAAAGATGAACCAGAGAAATCTGGGTTACCTGCTGTTGCAGTACCATATTTGAAGTCCATGTAGAAGATAAGACCTGAAGGTAAGTTCATTGGTTGTACAGAAACGAATTCTTTAGAAGCGATGCTTCCGAAAACTCTTCTTACCAATGGTAATGCCACACCAGCCCACTCTTCAGAACCTGCAGATGTACCTGTTCTTGTAGCTTCGTCTAATAATTGTTTTGCTTGGTTTTCTAACATTACTGCTATACCATGCTTTGTTGTTTCAGAACCTGCGTTCTCTAACAATCCTGTTTTTTCCCACTTAGCTTTCAAACCTCTTGTTTGCTCAAGCATTACGCTTTGAGGGTTTGCGCCAGTCATAATTTGTTTTAAGTCCATTTTAAATGAATTTATTTGTTTTTGTTATTTAATAATACCTGCTAATTTCTTAAATCTGTCAGAGAAATCAGTTGATTCAGCAATTACTTGCTTAACCTCTGTTTTTGGAGCTGTTGATTTAACCACTTTACTCGCAATTCCTTCAGAAATAGATTTTTTAGTAGATTTGTTAGATGTGTATTTGAAGTTCTCTGCTAATGTAGAGTACACCAATTTCACTTCTCTAACTGAGTTTGTTCTATCTAGAGTTTCAATCACTTTCACTTTTTGTTCGTTAGTCATGTTGTGAGCTCTAAATAATTTATTAGCGAATAATAACTTAGCGTTTAATAAGTTTACTTCGTTAATAGTTTTTTGTAAAGATTTAATTGTAGAATATGCTTCTTCCAATTCTTCTTCTTTTTTGTCATCTTTAGGTTCTTCAGCTTCGTTTGTTAAGTCAGCTTCCATTTCTCTTAAGATTTCTTCTAAATCGATAACTTCGTCCATTTCTTCTTTGTCATCTTTTTCAGCTTCTTCTTTAGCTTCGTCAACTTCTTTAGTTTCTTCAGCTTCGTACATAGATGGTTCTTCTTTTTCGTCAGATTCTTCACCCATAAGTGCTTGTTCTAATTCTTTGATAACTGCTTCTAAGTCCATATCATCGTCTGACATTTCGTCATCAGAATCCATATCCATAGAATCGTCACCCATATCAGAATCCATGCCCATGTCATCCATGCCCATTTCATCTTCACCTTCTGCTTTTGCAAATGGATTTTCTTTTTCTTCAGAATCATCACCACCTTCTAATTCTGCAATTCTAGCTTTCAATTCTGCAATTTCTGCATCTTTGTCAGCTCCACCTTGCATATCATCCATTGGGTTTTCTTCTTCAGAAATGTCTGCTACTTTCTTATAGTCAGTACCAGCTTGTTCAGGTTTTCCACTATCTTTCTTTACACCAACTGATAAATCAGTCATTGCATCGTAAGATGGGGTTGCACCTGGAGTCTCAGCATATCCAGCGTCTACTTTAGACCCGATACCTGTGGACTTTAATTCTTCGTTTGTTGTGTCTTGTTCTTCACTCACTTCAATTTCTTCAGCTTCTGCTCTCATCTTTTGAGATAAGATAGATTGAAGTCTTGGAGTAAATGCCTCTTCAAGAGCCAACTTAGCGTTAGCTAATGCAGTTTCTTTAACGGCTTTAGCGTCAGCGATTGCTTCTTTCAATAATTTTGAATTTGCCATCTTGTTTTTTCCTTAAATTTTGTTGTGAAGTTATTCTTGTAGGGAACTCCAATGTAATTATGTTGATTGTTCGGTCACACCTTATAAGAAGGGTATTCATTAATCAACTCTGTCTTGTAATCTTATAATAAAAAATAAGATATTTGATAATATATATGTAAATTTTTTAGAAAACTAAAGAAAACTACTAAAATAGTTTGTTTTTTCTTATAGTTTCTTCTTTTTGTAATCTTTTTCTTTTGGAAGGTTTTATAAAATTCTTCCTTTCTCTAAGTTCTTCTATTTGTTTTATGGACTGAATTCTCTTTTTGTAATCTTTTATTGCCCACTCTATATTTCCACCCTTAACACTTACTACTAACATTCTTCTATTGTAAATTTGTCAACTTGTATTTTGTTGAGTATAATAAAGTTACAATCGTATCTATGTCGTTTTGTAACCAACTCATTTGTAATTTTTCGTCTTTTCTTAATTTTGCAACTGCTTGACACAATTTATCAAAATATGCAATTACATTTTTGATATCATTATTTGTATCTAAACCACTAACAGGTTGTAATTTAATCAATCCGTATTGTCCTTGATATGCTTCAACTAAACTATCTACTAAACCACCAATTGAATCATAATATTTTCCCAAAGCTTTATGTGCGGAATATGAACCAGGTCCTTTTTGACCTAAATGAAATGAATGTGCTTGTGTTCTACTATGTAATAATAATGATGCTAATTGTTCCATTATTTCTTTTTATTTTCTCTAATTCCCAATCTTTGTTTCATAACATCTTCGGTAATATCTGCAATTTCAAAATATCTACCCAATACGTGTCCCATATCTTCATAAAGAGCTTCTAATCTTTGTTGTTGTTGAGATGCTTCTAATGCTTCTTTTTCAAATGACCCTTGTAGTTTTTTTAATTCACCCATATTTCTTTTAATAGTCACTCTATCAAACCAATCATCACCCTCTCTCAAAGTGTATTCTTGTGCAGCATCTGCAATTGCACCCAATGTTTCTGCAACTTGTCTAATGTCAGATTTTCTACTTATTCCTTCTCTATGTTGACCATATGTTGAAATGATTTCCAAAAAATGCTTCTTTAAGTTTGAAGGCAATTTTTGAAATTCTTCATTTTCTTTCATTAAATCTTTTAACTTTATCATCTTATTAGTTTAATTCTATTATAATTTCTCTCATCAAATCTTGTGACTTACACCACTTACCACATTCTTCAGCTGCTTTTGCCCATTGTTTTGATTCGTTCATAGGTGCCATAAATGCTCCATGTGTTGATGGGTTAGATACAAAATCCCAACCTATCAATTCAAAATCTTCTGCTACCATTACAGTTCCATCTTTTAATTCTTTAACCTGCCCCAATCCTCTAGATGAAATACCTAAACGAATATTGTTCTTTAATAATTCTTTTAAGATGTTACCTGATGGTGTTGAAAGTATTTCTACTACTCCACATACATCATCACCTTCCCAATAGATTTCTCTAATGTTGTGTGATACATTCTTTAAGTTAATAACAGGAGATTCAGGATGGTCTAATTCACCTAAAGCTCTTCTTTCTTTAATAAGTTGTTGATATTTTTGACACTCTCTTTCTAAGATTTCTTTTGGATATCTTCTATTATTTTGATTTGGAGCACCTGCTCTTTGTAAGATACCTTTAACCAAATAGGTTCCGTTTTCCTCTTTTTGAAGTTTTGCCTCAAACAAATGTGTTTCTATCAATAATCCTTTACTCATTATTTTTTATTTCTCAATTTTGCCAAATCAGAAGCTTCGATTTCACCATCTTTATCTACATCCAATACATCTTGATTTCCAGGTAAGTCTTCGTTATATCCTCTCAATTTGCCTTCGTTCTTAGCTTTATATGCTTTATCGATTGCAATAAAAAATTTACTTTTAGCCGTTGGTGACATGTCTTTCAATGAATGGCCGGTTTTAGTAAGGACGTGTTTAAAAAATTTCTCATAATCATTATGGGATTCTTCCATTACTTCTCTTACGATTTGTTTTAATTGTTCTAATTTCATTATTCTGATATTTGTCTGATTTTTTGGTCTAATTTTAATAATCTCTCCTGTATACTATAAATATGACTATTTGTTCTTTTCCAGTAAGATTTGTTACTAACACCACTTTCATTCTTAATCTTACCATACCAATTAAGAAATCTTTCCATTTCTCTCAATTGTTTATTGATATTAGATATACCTCTACCAATTTTAGATTGTGCAGTTGATTCGTCTTGTTTTAATGCCAACCATCTATTCTCATTAACTGCAGTATAACCTGTTAATGATGCTTGTTTTTTAGCTTTCTTTTTTTCATTTCCAGGTTTAGCAAATGCTTTTGGAGTATTATATCCTTGTACATTGCCCGTAACATTCATTTCATCAATCATTCCCTTAATAATTTCCTTAAGTCTTATAATTGATTCTTTTTTAACTTTATTTGGCAATCCCTTATGAGATGTTGATGCAAAATCTTTAGCATCTTTATCACTCATTGAGTCTGCTGCTTTACTAACTTCAGGAGATGGATTTTCCATATCACCTTTTTTAGTGGCATGAACCATACCCATAAATTTTTGTTGTGCTTTAGATACTGCTGGCATTTAAATAAAGTTTAAGCTAATACATAAACAGACCCACCATTGGTTACTGTTATACTTTTAAGATAACAAGGAAAAGGTTCTCCTGCTGTCAAATGTGCTAATGAGATGGTTGAGTTACCTTCTAATGTAACTGTACCCGTTACACCAGTTACAGGCATTATACCCCAAACTCTATCTATTAATGTAGCAGAACCAGATGTTACTAATTTTGCGTTGTATGTTCTATAATTTGTACTCATAATTTATTTTTTAATCGATTGTTTTAATTCATTTAATAACTCATAAGTCATCATCATTGCCGATAAATGTTGTTCTTTAATTTTTTTAACAGATTTAACTTTTCTAATATTTGAAATTGTTTCTGCTAATTTTATTTTTGTAACTTTGTCAGAAATTTTTGAACCTACTTCTTTTAATTCAGATACTAATTTAGAAATTTCATTTGAAACATATTCATTTAATTTACCTGTATTATTGATATTATTTATATATTCTCTCAATAATCCCTTTTGGTCATTTGTAAGTTTACTATATTTGTTATTAAATGATTCAACTAATAATTTGTAAGAAACTGCTCTTAAATCATCATCTTGTTTTCTATATTCTTCTAAAACTGCATCTTTGATTTTTATTTCTTTATTTTGAATAGAAGAATTGATAATATTTTCTGCAATTGTAAATCTAGAACTAACTACATCCGTTGGGTCGTATTGTTCATCAGTAATAACTGTTTCAAATATTTTATAGATACTTGCTAATGTTT